GGTGATGGATGCGTCCTTGAGTCCACCGATGCGTGAACGGTAACCCGAACCACCGAAGGCGGTGACGTCTTGTTCCTCGGACGTGATGTCCATGGTCACTGCGGCAATGGAGTCAGAAAAGTCCGTGCCGTTGATTGTGATGTTGTAGTCAGTGGCGACGAAGCGTGCCATTCTTTTCTCCTTAGTTAGCCAATACCGTCACAACGAAATCCGCTGAAAGATATGCAATGTCTCCCCCTAATGATACCGCAGAGATGTTCGTCATTGCTTCGACGCGGACATCATAGGCGGCACCTCCGAGGGACTTGTCGGACTCGATGGCGTTCTTGATTCCCCCCGCACCGGTTGATGCGTAGGCGTTCAGTTTGCGTTGCACCGTGCGTTCCGCAGCACGCCCCACAAGGACAGACACGAGGAACGAATAGGTGGAAACGCCTTGTTGGAATGCGCCGTCGTAGTCGACCGATTGGAACTGGACGATGGCGATTGGTGGGGACGGGTTGTCGGGGACTTCCGATGCGGTCCGCAAACCGGAAATCGTTGCCAGGTTCGTGGCAATGCCGTCACGAATGTTAGTTATGCTCACGCCATTCTCAATTTCTTGAAGGGCGAGAGAAGGTTCTGAATGTCGGGGTCGACACGTCCGACACGCATGGCACCGAGTTCGTCGAACGTGATTCCCAACGGGGTGTCGTAGCGTTTGAACTGTCGCATGGAAAGAATGATGCAGGCTTGTTTGATTGCCGTCGGGACTGCCGACCAACCGAACACGCCGGTCACCTGGACGGTTGCCTCATGGGAGTTGATGTTGCGGGGGTCCCACAAGGGGAAGATTTTGTTGCCGGTCGCACGAATGCGGGTTGTGGGGTGTCCGGTCAAACCGCCGGAGACACCGTTCAATGGTTCCAACTGGTAGTCGCCCGCGTCACTCCAGGTGTTGTCGAATGATTCGCCGGTCGTTGATGTTTTGATTGTGGTCACGGAAATCAGGTCGTCGGTTTCGACGTAGAACGAATCCGTGGGAATGTAAATGCGGGTGGCGGTTCCGGCGTTGTAGAAAACGCGTTCACACCATCCGTCAATTTCGCGTGACGCCGATTCGATGGACAGTTCGAGAAGTGTGTCGTCTACGTCGTCGGTGATTCTGAATGCGCCCTTGACGTCGGCGAGTGTTGCGTATCCGTTGGTGATTGCCATGTGTGAAAGCCTCCGAGTCTATTCTACCGTGACGGGTGTCAGGGGTCCGAAAAAAAGTTTTGAAAAAGTTGCGAATTGAGTTGTGTTTCTGTCGTGAGGGTGTATAGTGGTAGACATAAGCAACCAACGAAAGGGAAATAAAATGCACACCAACAAGATGACAATCGCAGAACTCCCCGAAGCCGTGGAAGCCTTCGTCAACTCCGGCTTTGACGCCGACGAGATGCGCACCTTGATGAACCTCATCCAGGACCAAACCGACTACTACCAGAAGCGTTTCTGGAAAATGGTCGACGCTCAGCGCTAAGGACCACAACCAAGGAAGCCCCCGCTACGGTGGGGGTTTTCTTATTCGTCCCAACTATTGAGCCGACGACGACCAAGGTCCCAACCGCCAGGACCAAAATCCTCACGGGCAACCTTGCCCTGGTAATAGTCCTGATTCCTCACGAACGTTGCAGCGTTCAAACCGTGAAGCCGATTGTCCGACTTGATAGTCGACGAGTTGTCGTGCCCGATAGGTGCCGACACTTTCCGAATAGGCACACCGAAGTGTTCCGCCCGACGTTTCATGTCGTTGTCCTCAAAATATGCTGGATGAAGTGCCTCGTCGAACAAACCGACCGCGCTGAGCGCCTCGTCACCGACCGAAAACACATGCCAGAAGGGAAAGTCCTCAGATAGGACTATCTCGTCCCTGCGGGCGTCACAGAGCCTCTGAAGGGCACCTGGTCCGAACCAGGCATCATTCGACGCGAATAACCACTTGTTATGGTGCGGGAACAACTTGATTCCCAGGTTCCACGAACCCGACACCCCCAGGTTCGACGGCAACGGCAGAATGTGGGAGTTCAACACGAAATCGGGGAACCGTAACCCGTCCACCTCCCCACCGTTGTCAATGATGAGAAGGTCGCCGATGGGAAAGTCAATCGAGTCCAACAATCGTTGAAGTAGGTCGTACCGGTTCAACACCGGAATGATGAGGTTCGGAATCATGCGCCCGTGAACGTGTGACCCTCAAGGTTGAAGTTCACGAACGGGTTCAACGAATACACGTTCGCCCCATACGTTTCCCGAATCCACGCCTTCATCGCGACCAAATGGTTGTTGTATAACCGCCACGGTGTATGTCCCGCCGGATAACCCTCGACACGGTTCACCCCGTCAATCGTCCCGCAATCCGCACCAACCAACACAATGTTCGCCGCCCCCATGTGCGCCGCCAAATGAATGGACCCGTGAATGGATGACGAACCAAACACGATTTCATCCTCGGTGATGTGCCGATTCGGGTCGAAAATATCGCCTGGAGGTGACGTGAACGTGAGGTGGTTGATGGTGACGTTGTCCGGTGCGGGGTTCCCGAAACACCATTCGCCCTCCCCGTAATGCAGCGTGCCCGACCAACGGGTCGAACATAGGTCATGAGTGAACGCGTGCAACATGCGAGGGTTGCCCAACTGTTGTTTCACCGCGGGGTGGTAGTGACTGAAAAGGTAGAACTCAGGGATGGGGAAATGTTCGTCCACCAAGTTCGTCGACACGCACACTTTGCCGTCGAAGAACCCAGGGTCCAAGAACCCCAGACTGGAACCCGAACCGAAAACCCAGACAGTTTCCCCTTCGTGGATGTTCTTGAACTCGTCAAGCGGTCGCATAGAAATCCCGAAGGATAGGCATCCAATGTTTCGTCCACACCTTTTCGGTGTCAAACTTTTTCGCAAACTTGATGGACTCCAAGGACACACCGCGGGGTTCCTTGTAGGCGAGTTCGATGGCGCTCACAATCGAAGGAATCAACGGCAACTGGTAGAACGACGACTGTGGTTCGTCCCAGAACGGTTGTCCGTCCACAAGGAAAGAGTCCGGTCCTGCTAGGTCCTGCGACGCCGTCCAGTTCGATGTGACAATACGGGTTCCGCACGCCTGCGCCTCGATGCTACAGACACCGAAACCTTCTCCCATGGTCGCGTTCAACACAACATCCGAAGCCGTATAGAGTGCCGCCAAATGTTCCTGCGACAACCCAACCCGTAGTTGTGTCGAGTTCGCCATGATGACATCCTTGTCCGTCAACCCCAACGCCTGAGTGATGACGGGAATGTTGAACCCGCCGAACACCTTCGAACCCTCCATGTGTAAATACAACACGGCGTCCTTGTGCGTTTGTTTGAAAATTGAGAACGCCATGATTTGTTCCACCAACGACTTCCGGTGAAGAATCCCGTTCGACTTGTTAGCCGCGAAAATTGACACGAGGAACTGGTCGTCCTTGATGCCCATGAACTCCCGTGTCGGAACACCGTCAATCTCATGTGTTGGGGTGAACACGGTTGTGTCGACCGAGTGCGGTGCGTAAACGCATTCGATGTCGCGTTGTTCCATCATGCGGACACCATGTTCCGACATGGCAATCGGTGTCACGTTCTCACGCATGAGGAACTTGTGAACCAACGGTGGCATCGTGACATGGTCGATGGGGACGTAGGCGAAGATAGGGTCGTCGAACTTGAGTTGGTCATATACCCATACGTCATACAACGTCATGAGTGCGGACTTTAGTCCGGGGTTCTGTTTCTTCCATTCGTCATGCCACAACGCGATAACGTCGTCCGAGTACGGTTTGAAACCCTTCGGGTAGTGCATCGCCTCACCGTGCGGGGTGCGAATCTTTTCGAACCGACCCTCCAACCCATAGTTCGATTGGACGGCGGTTTGTAACCCGTGGCGGACGAACCGGTCCACCATGTAGCCCGCCTGCGTCCCGTAACCCGTCGCAGCGTAGGGAGTGTTCGAAACGAGACTGAGGACACCATTGAGTTGTTCGTGTTTCGTCATATGCCTCAGCATACAGAAAACCCCCGACAATCACGAGGACTGCCGGGGGTTTCCGTTAGGGAATGACTATGCCATTTCCAGGTACTTGACGTGGTCCACGCCGTTCGCCACGCCAGCCGCGATGCGGTAGGTGAAGCGGTAGGTGGTGACGTCCTGGTTGAATGCGTAGTCGGGCGAAACCGCTACGTCCAGACCAGTGGTCGCGACCTTGATGGAACCAAGGTGTCCAAAGAACACGGGCTTGGTTCCGGTGGCGATTGAGGCGACGCTTGGCGACTCATAGACAGGGAATCCCTGGATGGTCGAAGGACCACCGGCAACATAGTTCAGGATGTAGCCGTTGTCGTCCTTCAGTTTGCGGATTGCGGCGAGGGTGGAAGTGTTCACAACAAATCCGGTTTCGGGCAAGGTCCGCACTGCGCCATCGGTGCTGTAGGCGAGGTCTACAAGTTCGTCGGCGGTGATTGCGTTGGTTGTACCAGCGGTCACACCGGAACCGGCGACTGCGGTGACTGCAGCGTGGATGATGGCGTCGGCACGGCGTCCGATTTCATTTCCAGCCTGGTCAGCGATGGTCGACTCCAGCGGGAACGAAGCGTCCGTGAGGAGTTCGTTTGCCACGGGGACAAGGAATCCCTGCTTGGCGGGCTGAAGCAGCAGACTTGAGAACGTCGGGTT